AATACCCCAGTAGTTCATGTCTAGTACATAAGCGTCTCTATCTCTAGAGAATCTGTTAGGTACTACTTGTAACTGACCGAAGTCTGAAGCGTAAACGTCTACAGAAGTGTATAATGTAGCGTCTGCACCTGCATCGAATCTAGTACTGTTACCAGTAAATCCTGATAATTTTTGCTTGTTGAATGGTCCTACCATGATCATAGAAGGATCACCACCAGCATTCCATACTGATTTGATTACAGATTTTAGAGATGCTTCTGTGAAAGCTCTTTGAGTTCCATCAGTTCTTGCTGTGTTACCAGCTCCACCAGATGCTGGAGAACCTGCTGATGATAAATCATCATTAGTTGCTACCCAAGCTCCTAGAGATCCTAGTTTTCTAGCAGTAGATGCGTTACCAGTAACTTCTGCTTGGTTACCAGTAATAGTTGCTTCCATGTCTCTTTTAAGTTCTTTAGCTTTTTTAGCGATTTGGTAAGCTAATTCAGATGCTCTACCTGCTTTGTCTACAGCTTCTTGAGTTCCTGTGATTACAACTGTTTTGTCCATAATCTGTGAACTGTTAGAAAGTCTAGTAGTTGCAGTTACTGCGTCTAGAGTTGCTTCATCACCTTCAATAACAGCATTTGATGTTGATGCTGATGCTAAAGCGTCTGTTTGCCATTCGTGTAAAACTGCAGTAGCTCTTGTTTTAGCTGCTGAGCTGATGAATGGCGTATCTGTTGGAGAGATACTATAGATTACATCAGAAAGATCTTCTCTTTCACCGACTGAATCATAAGTATCAAACGTGTTAGTTGGTTGTGCCATTGATATTATTTCCTTTGTTGAGATTTAAGATTAATAATGTCAAGGATTGCAGATTGGGCATCATTAATGTTACCACTCTTACGCACCTTGCCAATTTTATTTCTTATAACCTCTCTACCAGAACTTGTTGAAGATTTTGCAGTACCAGCTTTTACAACTTTAGGAGCATTAGCTACTTTCTTAGCAACAATAGGTCTTTTGTCCTTTATTGCTTGATAGCTCATTGCATCCTTTGCTACCATAAGAAATCTATGGTCAGCAAGTGATCCAATCTCTTGATCGTTAAAACCATAATTACGTAATGAATTACGCATATTAATTTTAAACTGATCTGCTTTATTTGGATCTGCAAACTCAGGTATTTTTGTAGCTGCTAATTCTTTCTGTGTTGCAAGAAATTCTTCGTATTGTTTAGCCTGAGCATCACGTGCTCTAGCTTTAACTTCCTCCAACTGTCTATTTTCTTGCCTTAATTGGAAATCCAATTTAGCTGCAGTTGTAGGATCTTCTTCATATAACTTCTGAAGATCTTCGCTTCCTTGCCTTTGTCTGACAGTAGCGTCAGCAGTTGCAATTAGTTCATTCAACTCTGCTAGTCGAGTATCATAAGATTGACGCAAACTTTCTTTTTGAGTTTCAAGATCTCTCTTTTCCATCCCTAAAGAATGAGTTTTTTGTCTATAATCTGAGTCTCTAGAATAACCTGCTTTCAGCTCATCGAGGGTAACCTCTAACTCTTGACCTTGTATTTTTACTCGGTGGAGTTCTGGTTCCTCTTGTAATTCTGTTGTAGTTTCTTCTGTTGTCTCAGCATTTTCAGTAGACTCTGCTTTAGTTCCTTCAGACTCTGGTTGACTTTCAGCTTCCTGTTTCTCAGGAGTCTCTGATGGTTCTGCATTAGTTTCAGTTTCTTGTTGATCCTTTGGATTCAATAATCCTGAAATTTTTTCTGCAGCACCTTCTATGTTTTGGGCATCTGCCATATCGTTCCTTTCATGGTTGACGAATTTGAAGTTGCGTTAGCTTAACTTCTTTTATTTAGATTATCTAACTCTTGTTGAGTTAGTTTTCCACTTGCCATGACGCTTTGCAAATGACCTCTGATTTTGTCTACAAGATTGTAGGCTACCCAAAGGTAAGTGCGTTTATCACTTTCAGTGAATTTTGTATTAAAGATTTCCTGTTTATATATTTCTAGGAGATCTTCAAATGCTGTCTTTAGCAGGGGATCGTTGAGGAGCTGCTCTGCTCTCTTGCCCTCCCTGATTTGTTTTTCCTTGTCCATTAAAGAATTGTCCTTGACCTTTTATTATTTCTTTCATTAAATCACCTGACTTGTCTAGATCTGATTTTTCTAACATTGATCTTCGTTTCAATTCAAGCTCATCTATTTTAGATCCATATTGAAGTTCTAACTCTTTGATTCTTAATTCAAAGTCAAGCAGCTCTTGTCTCATCTGAGATTCGATTCGTTTGGTTTCTACCTCAGCTTTTAGCTGAGCTCTTTGGTTCTCACCTTGAACCTGTGCAAGAGTTACCTTCTCGAACTCAGTTGGTGGTTTAGGTGGTAACTGAGGCATTTGAGCTGCTCCAACTTCTGGATCCATAAAGAAAGGTTCTATACTACTTAGACCTGCGTTTTCAACTAATTTTTTCAAAGAGTTGTACACATTTCTAAGATTAACCATTGGTCCATATACATTCTGTTGAAGTTTAATGGCTTCCATTTGTCTTTGTAAAATAGCATTAAGTAAGATTAGTTGTTGTTCTTTTGAACCTGTACCTAATCCTACTCTGACAGTAACATTAACTCTGTCTTTCCATTCGTAAGGTCTCATTGGTATATACTTACCTCTGATTCTTACGATCTTTTCTTTTTGTTGATACTTGCATACCAACTCAAACATTTTAAGTGCTAAATCTTTTACACCTGTTTCTGCAAAAATTCTAGCAATCAACTCCATTCTCATTTGAGATTGAGTTAAAACTTGGTTCATACCTGTTGCAGTACTATTATTTAAACTATCAGGATTTAATCCTTGTGATGTTTTACTAACACCAGTTCTAGTTTCTTTAACTGCATCTAAGTATGCTAACATACCACTAGCTTGTTCTGTAATAGGTTGAGCTGTAATAGGCATCATTACATTACTAGGTGGTTGTTTAGTTCTTACAATTCCTCCAGGACGATTAGTTAATAGATCGTCCATAGCTACTTGACCATCTTGTATTGCTACACGATTGTTATTTGTTAGATACATATTATCTAACATTTGTCTCATAACTGTAGATTTAATTAATTGTATATCTTCTACTAATTCTGCAATAGATCTACCATGAAATCTGTGTGGCATGATAACTGGTGTCATAGATATAAAAGGCATTGTGTCTATTTCTTCTACATCTAATAGTTCTTTACCATCTCCAGCAACACAAACTTTTACAAGCTCTGCTTTGCCATCACCATCAAGATCCATTCTTACATAACATTCTTGTATAAGAACATCTTGTGTAGATTCATCACCATCAGATTCTCCATGTGAGAAATCTATGTTTTGATGTCTAATAAATTTATCTTCTGTAAAGTAATCAGGATCACCTGTTGGTAAACCTTCTACTACATCAGGATCATATCCCATTTCAATTAATTCAGTTTTTGTTTTGTTAGTTCTATGACAAACAAAGTTAGCTGTATCAATTGACTTACATCTTCTTTCAATTAAAAATTCTTCAGGTGGTATAGGTTCTATTCTAACCTGTCCATATAGTTTAGTTCTATGAATAACCACATCATGTAATTTAACTTTATCTATTTCTTTTCCTCTATCATCTAAGATAGGTTCTTCATATTCAGAATGAGCTGATACTTTAACTTCAGCATTTTCTACTAAATCATTAAACTCATCTTCTGTTAATCTAGTATATTCTTCTCTTTCAGTTTTTTGTGCGTTATCCCAATAAATTTTTAGAATACCATTTTTTTGAATAAGTGCATCTTTGAATGCAGAATATAAAGCTGTAAAGCCATTGTTTTGTTTTAGGAAGATATGGTTTAAATAGTCAGAACATTGTCTAGCCATTTCTTCATCTTCTGGTCCTACACCTTCACATTCAAATACATTATCACCTGATGTAAAGATTTTCATTAGAGATGGCATTAAGCTCTCTACTGTATCCATTACATCATTAGATATAACTTGTGATCTACCTTCTTGTTCATTACCAAGAGGCATACCTAAATAATATTCTAATGATTTTTTTCTTCTAGCAACTAGCTCACCACCAATATAACCTGATGCGTTGTGAATCTCTTTACTTACTATTGATAATATTTCTTGTTTTGATTTTTTCATACTACGTATTTTGTATCTATATTAATTGGTTTATCCCATTCTGTTGTGTCTAAAGGTTCACTTACACACCCATACCTGAAGGCATCACTTGCATGTGAGCACCAGTCATGGAGAGGTTTATTTTTAAACACTTGGTTTTTTTCGTCCCATTGTTTTCTATATTGTCTTAATGCATCTAAACCTAGTTTGCATTTTTCTCTATCGAACCAACAATACTGTAATGTATTTCTAACAGATTCAATTCCATGATCAACTTCTAACTTAGGTGCTACTTCAAATTCTAAACCAAGTTCAGCTGCTACTTCGTATCTAGATTTACCTGTTCCTAATTCTCTTGCCATTATATCATGTGGAGCAATATGATTAGAATAAGCATAATCTTTTTCTGTTAGGACATCAACATAGTGTGCTAATGATTCTCCTGAGTTTTCATAATAATCTATCAGGTGAACTTCATCTCCGATTCTTTGTGCAAACCATATTGCAGTAGAATCTCCTATCCCCAAGTCCCACCAAGTTTCCACACCTGCGTTATCATCTACAGGCACGTAGCCGATTCTCCCATCTTTATCAGCTTTGGTTATCAGTCGACCATAATAACTTCCACTCACTGCTGCAGTAAACGAACATTCAAACTCCTGTTCAAACTGTTCAGGTGTCATAATGGAACGTGCCTGTTCCAGTTCCTCCTCTGGAATTACTTTTGTTTCAGAAGCTCGGTATAATTTACCATACCAATCTTTATGACCACGCTGTGCAAAATCATAAACTTCCCAAAATTGATTATGTCCCATTGGCGTACCAATAAACAGAACCCATCCTAGTTTATCTGCTACTGCAGGTCTAACAATCTCTGTCCATACTCTTGGAGCCATAATAGCGTATTCGTCCAATACAACTGCATCGAACCCCATACCCCTGATAGAGTCTGGGTTATCTGCTCCAAAAATTTGTATTCTTGATCCATTAAATAAATCTATTCTTAGTTCAGTTTCGTTCCTACTGCCACCAAACTGCATTAGTGGTTTTGTATAAAATTTTAAATATTCCCAAGCGATTGATTTACCTTGTCGATATGTCGGAGCTATGAATGCACATAAAGCTCTAGGTTTGTCTGCTGCTGTTTTAATTAATTCGTTAATTGAAAGTACTGATTTACCAAATCGTCTATGGCAAACAAGAACACTAAACCTTTTTAAATTATTATGAACAGCTTTTTGATATTCTCTAGGTTTATAAGGTACTTGTATTATCTTAGTCTTTGTCTTTTTCCCATTGGACTTTGATTTGGACTGGTTCATCTATACCTATTTTAGAAGTTGTACTAGCTAGTCTAGCATGAACAAATGGAGCTGCTTTCTCGGCTGCGTACATTTTACGTTCAGGTGAACTTGCAGGATTGTTTAACACAGATAAAAGATAATCTAAAGGAGAATGTTGATATTTCTCAGCCATTTCTTCCATAGATTTCCACAGCTTCTTTGTTTTAGATCCAAGAGGTCTACCAGCACCTTCTCGTTTTCCACCATGATTTTGTTTATCTTCCATTATATAAACTTTCTACCTTTTTTATCAAACTGTCTTACTGATGAATAATTATAACCTCTACCATATTTTTTACCTAGAGCTTTAGCTCCAGTAAATGCTAAAGGTAAACCAATTAAAGATATACCTGGTGCTCGTAAAGCTATTTTACCTACGTTTGTAGCAATTTTACCTGCAGACTTAAATAAGCCTACAGTTGGTGCAACATATCTGCCATAGCCAAGTTTGCTTTTAGCAGCAACATCTTTAGCTACAACTTTGCTTTGCTTTTTTACTTTGTTGACAGTTTTTCCTAATTTTATTTTAAAATTACCATCAACATTTATCTTCTTAGCCATTAGTAACCTTTCTTAACTTTCATTCCTTTTTTCTTTGCTGCTTTTTTAGCTGCAGCTTTACCTTTTTTAGTGTATGGGTATTTTTTCTTTCCGACCATTGGCATAGTATTTCTCCTTTCTCCTCTATCCTCGTAATAATCCACGCATAGCAGCGTCTCTAGAATTAGGCATTGGCATATTTACTCGTGGGTTCTGCCCCATTTGTGCCATTTGTGGATTTTTTATTTGTTGTTGTAGTAAACCTTGCTGCTGTTTAGCAACTTCAGGCAATAATTTGGCTTTTATGATTAATTGTAGCTTCTGTTGCTCGTCAGGAGTCAACTTAATCATCATATCTGCCATTTTTTCTAATCGTTTGCTCATTATAGTACCGATTTGTAGTCCTTTAACTTAGCTTTTGCTCTAAATTTAGGATCTTTTAAGTTTTTAGTGAACTGATCACGCTTCTTAAAACTCTTTTTTAAAGTTTTAGCTCCTAGTTCTCTAATTACTGGAAATTGTAAATAGTTTAATTTCATCTTCCTTGCCTGTTGTAGCGTTTATAGCTTCGTTTTTTGTGTTTGTTTAGCGATTTCGTATGACGTCTCGGTCTTTTCTTGGGTTTTGGACGAGGTACGAAATGTACAAACTTCTGTTTAGCCATTAATCGTCATCGAAAATGTCAAAAGCTACACCACCAGCTATTCCAGCTCCATATAACTTTTTGTTTTTTCTAAGATGTTTATAGCCTGTGTTGTAACCTGCTAAAGCTTTTGATCTATTTCTAGCTGAAACACCTACACTTTTAAGACCTCTGTTAATACCAGATCCTATCATTGTAAGTTCCTGCTTAGTTTTCATGGTTTTAGACGTTTTGTCTTTTATTCCCACGAATTTAGAAGTAGTTTTTTTGCCTTTACCTACTTTTTCTACAGTTGACTTATAAGGTGACAATCTTTTTGTCTGCCTTAAAGCACCTTTTGTTAGGTATCGCATCAAAGCCATAGCTCCTGCTGCATATG